CGGCTCTACAACTACTGGGTGAGTGCGGAAACCGAAGCCATTGCCCTCGCCCCCCGGGCGCCGTTTATTGGGGCGGAAGGGCAGTTTGAAGGCCATGAAACCGAGTGGGCCAACGCCAACACGCGCAACTATGCCTACCTGGAGTACACGCCCACCAGTCATGGCGGGCAGCCGCTCCCCCCACCGCAGCGGATGGCGTTAGAGCCCGCGGTCCAGGCCATTACCCAGGCCCGCATGCTGGCGGCCGACGACATAAAATCGGTCACTGGGATATACGATGCAGCCCTTGGGAATCGCAGTAACGAAACCAGCGGCGTGGGCATTCGTGCCCGCAAAACCGAGAGCGATACGGCCACGGCGCATTTCCCGCTCAATTTTACCTATGCCCTGCGCCACTGCGGGGTCATCCTGCTTGATCTCATCCCCAAACTCTACGATCGGGCCACCATCCTGCGCATCATCGGCGAGGACGGCCAGACCCAACAGGTGCCGGTCAACCAGCCCTTTGTCGACAACGAGGGGATCGAGCGCATCTACCGGCTGGGCGTGGGACGCTATGACGTGGTGATCAGTACCGGGGCCACCTATGCCACGCAACGCGAAGAGGCGGTCGACCGCCTCACCCAGCTGGTGCAGGCCTTCCCGCCCCTCCTGCAAGTGCTGGGCGATCAACTGATTCAGCACATGGATTTCCCCGGGGCCCCGGAGATGGCTGAGCGTTTAAAACTCCTCCTGCCGCCTGAGGTGCAGGGCCAGGGGAATCCGGCCCAGATGCAGCAGGCCCTGCAGCAGATGACGCAGCAACTGGAAGCGATCAATGCCTATGCGAAGCAGATGGAAGGGCAAGCGCAGGAGCTGGCGCAGCGCAATCAGGAGTTGGAGTTGCAGGTCAAAGATAAGACCGAGGCGAACGCGCTGAAGGCCCGGGAGCTGGAGATTGAACGCGAGTACAACGTCTGGCAGGTCGGCCTGAAAGAGCAGGAACTGGCGCTGCAAGCCGCGCAAATCGCCGGCAATGGGCAGGGAGAATAATGCACAATGCATAATGGAAAATTGAGAATGATAAGAGCATTTTTAAGTCATTGTGCATTCTCCATTGTGCATTCTCCATTTGCTCCGAAGGAGCAGGAGGGCTAGCCATGCGGGAGGCGGCCGGGCCAGGCCCCTGTTTCTGCTGTCAGATGGAGACGGATCTGGTGCACCGATACGACGTGTCGATGACGCTCTGCCCCCCCTGTGCCGACCTGCCGCGCGCCACCCTCGTGCAGCTGGCGATGCTGGGGGATCTGCGGGATAGCGTCGAGGACATGCGGCGGATGCTCGCACAGCTGGTCGAACATCTGGGCCTTCGGGTGGAGGACTAAGCATGCCGTTCTCTTGACACCCTAACTGCCTCATTTTAGAATTGCTCGCAAACTTTCGCGCTCCGCTCGGCGGCCACTGAGCGTTGAGCGCAGCCTTTCACGGCTTATGGTGTGCGGCGATTTCTTCGATTGTTACAACGGCGATGAGCCAGACGAAGATTGTTGGGGTCATGCGTACCGTTGCGATACCGTGGGATGAGATGATCAATCGATGCGGTCTCCCAATCGACGGTCACGGAGCACACGTGACAACTCCATCCATCCCTTTCGGTCAGTAACCCGATGACCATGATCCACAGAATTTTTCCTGGGGCACCTCCATCGCGTTTGGCTCGCATGCGATTGCGTTCACGCTCCTTGGCTCGATATTTGTCGCGATAGTCCCTGTCGGTTTGCAAGCGTTCCTTATGTCGTGCCGCTTCTTTCTCTGCAGTGAGGCAGGCAGGGCACGGGATGGTCTCTGGGCAGGTATGGATACGCGATGGACGCTTCCTGAGACGTGTTTTGTTCCGGTCGTGTTCCTTTGCTTGATACGCTGGATCACCTTTGATGCGCTGATAGCGTGCTTTCGCGTTCTCGATATTCTTCATGCGGTAGTGTGGCTTTGCGTATCGGTTTCGTGCTTGTTCTTGGAGGCGTTGCCGATAGGCCGAATCCGTGTGATAGCGTTCCCGTAGCCGTTCAAGACGGGCACAGGCTCTACAAGGCAGTACGGTTGGACAGGTATGTGAGGTCATAAGAAAAGTATAGCAGAAAAAAAGGGCACACGCTGCTTTTTCTGCTTTATACCCCGCGCCCACACCGGCTGATCCCCGATGGAGCGGCGTGTACTCAAGGCGTTCTCGTGCACGAGCGAGAGCGCCTTTTTTTGTGCCCGTTTCTGGGCGCGGGATCACCCCGCTTTCGCCTGGCGGGTTATCCAGGCGGCTCATCGCCTCGTAGGAGCGTTATCCTATGCCGATCACCATTCTCAGTTCCCGTGATGGGCCCGAGCCATCTCCCGTTCCCGACCCGGCTGCGCCCTCGCCTCCCGCGAGCGGTGATCCTGGCGCCTCAGCCCCGCCGCCTGCGCCCCCGGCTGCGCCTGCTCCTGGTGAGGAGGCACCCCCCGAGTCAGCCCCGGATGGTCTTGATCGACCCGATGCAACCGAGGACGAGGACGAGGCGGACCGCCCCGAGCCGGTGCCGCGTGGGGTGCAACGCCGCATTGACCGCGAAGTGCGCCGCCGCCATGAGGCCGAACGCAAAGCCGCCGCGATCGAAGCGCGCCTCCAGATGTACGAACAGGGCTACCAGCGCCCAGACCCGGCGCCCCAGCCGGTGCCGCTGCACCAGCAACCGGAACCGCGCGAAGAGGACTACCCCTCGCAGCAGGAGTGGTTCAAGGCGGTGCGCGACTGGGACAAGGCGCAACTCAAGCAGGAGTGGGCGTACGAGCAGCAGCAGGTGCGCCAGCAGCAGGCCGACCAGCAGCGCCAGCAGCTCCTCGTCGAGCAAGCCACGGCAGCCCGGAAGAAGTACGCCGATTTTGACACGGTGCTGGACCGCCTGCGGGACGTCTATAGCGCCCCAGCGCTGGATGCCTGCGTGCAGGAGAGTGAGCTGGGCGCCGAGCTGGCCTATTACCTGGCGCAGCACCCCGACGAGATCCAGCGCCTGAACCAGGTGGCGCAGACCGCCCCCTTGGCCATGGCACGCGAAATCGGCAAGCTGGAGATGCGCTTGAACAGTCCTACGAACGGCACGCCCGCCTCTCGTCCCTCGGGGTCCTCGGGGTCTCCCGTCCCACCACCCCCACCACAGCCCGTGTCTGGGGGGAGCCATGGGGCGCCCACTGACTACCGCGACGACATGAGCCAGGCCGAGTTTGAAGCCTGGCGCCGCCGGGCCCTGGCCCCGATGCGGCCGGCGCGGTAATTTCACCGAGGGAGTAGTCCGAAAATGAATACCCTGCTCACGATCACCCAGGTCACGCGTGAACTGTTGATGATCCTGAAAAACAACATCGTCTTTGCCGAGGGCGCGGATCGGCGCTACGAGAATCAATTCGCCGTGGCCGGCGCGAAGATCGGCGATACGCTCAATATCCGGTTGCCGCCCCAATTTACGGTGCAGGATGGCCCCACGCTGGTCGTCCAAAACTACCTGGAAGAGTCCGTGCCGCTGGTCATTACCTCGCAGAAGCACTGTGATGTGTCGTTCTCCTCGGTGGAACGCACCTTGAGTCTGGATGACTGGAGTCGGCGGATTGGCACGCCCCAGAGCGTCCAGTTGGCCAACACGGTGGATCGCTCCGGCCTCGAAACCTACGTCGATGTGTACAATTCGGTGCTGTCGCCCGCCCTCAGTCCCACCACGTCCAAATGGGAGGTGTATCTGTTGGCCGGGGCCCTCCTGGACCAGGAAGGCACGCCGCGCGATGGCCAGCGCTCGGTGGTGCTGGAGCCGATGGAGCAGGCCCATGTCGTGACCGAAAACAAGGGCCTGTTCCAGCAAGCGACGCAGATCGGCGAGCAATACGTGGCCGGCGAGATGGGCCGGAGTGCCGGCTTTACCTGGAAAATGGACCAGAACATTGTGATCCATACCACCGGGGCCCGCGGCGGGACGCCCACCGTGACCACCGGCAACCAGACGGGCAGCGCGATTGCCACCACCGGCTGGACGGCCGCCGCCGCGCTGCGCCTCAAGAAAGGCGATGTGATTCAACTGGCCGGCGTCTATGCGGTCAACCCGATGAGCCGCCAGACCACGGGGCGGCTGCGCGACTTTACCGTGACCGCTGACGTCAGTAGCGACGCCTCCGGCAATGCCACCATCCCGATCAGCCCGGCGATCATTCTGGCGCCCGATCCCCGGCAGACGGTGAGCAATGCCGCCGCCGCCTCGGCCCCCATTACCTTCCTCGGCACGGCCAATACGCCCTATGCGCAGAACCTGGCCTATCATCGCCGCGCCTTTACCCTGGCCATGGTCGATCTGGTGGAGCCCAACAGTGGCCGCTTTGCCCGGGTCAATGATCCGGATGCGGGCCTCAGTATGCGGAGTTGGCAGGATAGTGACATCAATACCGATATGCACCCGGCCCGGGTGGATATCCTCTACGGCTGGAAATGTGTCCGGCCCGCCATGGCCGTGCGCGTGTGGTCCCCACTGAGTTAAGAATGCACAATGGAGAATGGAGAATGGAGAATGAAAAACTCCGAATAGACTCCATAATTCTCCATTATCCATTTTCAATTTTCCATTGGCTCCGAAGGAGCAGGCGATGGCTGAACTGATTCTCCCCGAATTTCCGCACTGGTTGCACCATCCGACGGAGCCCTCCCGGCTGTTTGCCAGCCAGGAGGAGGTCGACGCCGCGCTGGCCCTGAGCCCGCTGTGGCGCGTGCAGGGCTATACGCCGGAGGAGGCGGCCGCGGCGCAGAGTGAGGCGGCACCGGCGCCGCGCAAGCGGTAAGCCATGGTGACCGCACGGACGGTGATTCGCCGCAGTCTGCTGCTGCTGGGGGTCATTGCGTCCAGTGAACCCCTGGTGGCGGATGAAGCGGCAGACGGCCTGAGTAGTCTCAATGCGCTCGTCGAGTCGTGGAGTCTCGAGCGCTGGATGATCTACCACATTCCACGCCTGGACGTGCCCCTCGTGCCCGGCCAGGCGTCCTATACCTGGGGGCTGCCAGGTGGGCAGATTGCCTCGGTCCGCCCGCTCAAACTTGATGGGGCATTGGTGCGGCTGGCCAGTACGCCCGAGCTGGATTGGCCGGTGGCGGTGCTCACGCCGATGGAGTACCAGCGCGGCGTTGGCCTGAAGGACCTGGAGAGTACCTATCCGTTGGCCGTGTCGTATGCGCCGAGCTGGCCGCTCGGCGTCCTGTCCGTGTGGCCGGTCCCGCAGTCCGCCGATACGCTGGGGCTGTTTCCGTGGGTCCCGCTCACCGGGTTTGCCTCCCTCGATACGGTGGTGAATCTGCCGCCGGGGTATGAACGGCTGCTGGTGGCCGGGCTCGCCACCGAACAGGCGCCGATGTACGGCAAAGAGGTGCCGGTCACGATTGCGGCGATGCTCTCAGAGGCCAGAAGCAACGTCAAGCGTCTTAACGCTGTAACACCCGTCCTGGGCTGTGATCCGGCACTCCAGACCCCGGCGTACGGGACCAGCGATCTCGCCGGCTTCACCAGTGGCGGCATGGATACAGGCTGGGGGAGATAGGCGAGAATAATGCAGCATGCAGAATGGATAATTGAGAATGGAACTGCCGTTTGCAGGACCTTCCTACCGGTCGCGCAGTCTGGACGTGAGCCCTGACCGCACGATCAACATGGTCAGTGAGCCCGTCGAGAGCGGCGTGAGTCGCCCGACGCTGGCCCTGTACGGCATTCCGGGCTTGCGCGTGGGCTGGACCCTGCCGCAGGCGCCCATCCGGGGCCTGTACACCGCCACCAATGGCCGCGTCTGGTGTGTTGCAGGCCGTGGGCTGTACGAAATCACGGCGGCGGGCCAGGGCCTCGCCATGGGGGGATTGCAGTCGTCCTCCGGCGTGGTGAGTATGACGGATAACGGCCTCATGCTGGCGCTCGTCGATGGGACGCGCGGGTATGGGCTGACCTTTGCCACCAACCGCTTCAGTGTGTTCACCGATCCAGACTTCCAGGGTGGGGAGACTATCGGCTTTCTCGATGGCCGCTTTGTGGTCAACATCCCCGGCACGGGCCAGTACCAGTGGAGCGAACTCTACAGCCCCGACATTGATGGCCTGGCCTTTGCCACCGCCGAAGCGCGGGCCGATCCGCTGGTGGGCCTGCTGGTGGATCACCGCGAATTGTGGCTGTTTGGCACCCAGACGACGGAGGTGCTGTACTCGACGGGCGATCCGTTCACGCCGTTCCAGCGCTTGCCGGCTGGGCTCCTCGAGCAGGGTAGCGTGGGGCCCCATGTGGCGCGCTCGCTCTCGAATCAGGTGTTCTGGGTCACCAGCAGCCCGCGCGGCGACGGCATTGTGGTCCAGGCGCAGGGCTATCAGCCCCAGCGCATCTCGACGCCCCCGGTCGAGTGGGCGCTCAGTCAGTCGAAGCGGCTGCGGGAGGCGGTGGGGATGACCTACACCCAGGAGGGGCATGCCTACTATGGGCTGTATGTGCCGGACCTGGAGACGAGCTGGTTTTACGACGTAACTTCAAAACAGTGGGCGGAGCGGGGCACGCTGTGGGCCAATAGTCTCCAGATGATCGGCAGTGATCCGGTGTTCTATCCCTGGCGGCCCTATGTGCACACCTTTGGCTTCGGGCAGCATCTGGTGGGAAGTTGGGAGACGGGCACGATTTATGAGCTGGCCGCAGACTGTTACACCGACGCTGAGCGGCCGTTGGTGCGTCAACGCGTCACCCCGGTCCTGCGGCAGGAGCAGGAGTGGCTGCAGGTGCAGCGCTTGCGGGTGCTCCTTGAAACCGGCGTGGGGCGGGACGGCGGCCAGGAGCCAGGAGTGGAGCCGCAGGTCATGTTGCGCGTGAGCCGCACGAACGGCCATACCTGGGAGAATGCCCGCTGGGTGTCGGCAGGCCGGCAAGGTGAGCATGGGCGTACAGCTGAATGGCGCAGGCTGGGGCGGGCGAGGCAATGGTGTTTCGAGGTCACGGTATCTGACCCGGTGCCCGTGGCATTTTTTGGTGCGAGTATTGCGTGAGGAGGAGTCGACGATGCCGACGACCTTAGCCCCGGTGCTCGCCAATGCGCCGTTTGTCGATGCCCGAGGCTATTTGACCCGGGCCGCGACAGGCTGGCTGCAAGAATCGTATCTCCGGCAGGGTGGCCAGGAGGCAGCCAGCAACACCGAGTTGGCCGGGGCGACGCTGAGCAATGCCGGGCATATCAGCCAGGTCGAGAGTGACCTGGGCGACACCAATACGAGCGTCGCCGACCTGGCGGCCGAACTGGACAGCCTGCAAACGGCCTTCCTGCAACTGGCCAGTGACGTCGAAGCCCTCACGGAGCGTGTGACCACGCTGGAAGGCGAGGTGACGGCGCTCGAGGGCCGGGTGGACACGCTGGAGACCACCGTTGCGGCGCACGAAACCCGGCTGGACGCGCTCGAGGCGTGGCGGACAGCGGTGGTGGCTGGACTGCCAGCGGTGGTGAGTGTGACGAACGTCCCGGCCTTAGCCAACGATCCTGCGACGGCAACGTTATTGGAAAATGATTTGACGGCCAACTGGCGCAGTCCACTGAATACGAATGATTCCGGGCTGGCCAGCGCGGTGAACGCGGTCAGAAATGCCCTGGCAGCCTAACCATGCAGCTCTGGACGCTGGTGGAGCCGCTGGTGGCGTGGCGCCACCCAGACCGTGTGTGGCGGCTGTTTGCGGTGGCCTGTATGGTGCAGGCCGAACTGATCCGGCGCCATCCGGGTTATCAGCCGGCCTCGGTGCACACGGTGCCGCTGGCTGTGGTGGACGAAGTCAAGGAGATGCTCCATGTCCTCCTGCGACCTGCCCGTGCTCCCAGGTTCCCAGACCATGGCCCCGGTCCACCGTCGGGCGCACATCCTGGCCTTTGAAGCGGCACTGGCGCAGCATCCGGAGGCGGTACACGGGGATAGTCCCCAGTTTCCGCTGACGCATTACTTTGCGCCCGGCGTGTATCTCCGGGCCATCGCCATCCCGGCGGGCTCGCTCGTGGTGGGGAAAATTCACAAGGAGGAGCATCTCATTGTGCTCCTGCAAGGGGCGCTCCGCCTGTATACCGAGGCCGGCGGGCTGCAGGAGGTGCACGCCCCGCAGGTGCTGCGGTCGCCGCCAGGGGCGAAACGGGCGGCGCTGGCCCTGGCCGATACCGTGTGGATCACCTGTCATGCCAACCCGACCGATACGCAGGACCTGGACCAGTTAGAAACGCAGATTATTGCCCCCTCCTTTGCGGAATACGAGGCCTATCGGGCGGCGCTGGAGGCGGGAAGCGAGCCGGGAACAGAAGGAGACGACGCATGTCATTTATTGCGGCCGGCGTGGCCGGGGCGGTCGCCATTGGCGGCGCAGCCCTGAGTGCCTCCATGCAGGCCAAAGCTTCCAAGGAGGCGGCGCAGACGCAAGCCGCCTCTGCCGATCAAGCCACCCAACTGCAACGCGAGATGTGGGAGCAGCAGCGGGAGGACCTGGGCCCGTGGCGGGAAGCCGGGCAGTGGGCCTTGCCACGCTTGCAGGAGATGATCGAGCAGGGCCCGGGGCGGGGCTTCCGGGCGCCCCGCGGCCTCGATCCGCGCCAGTACCAGTTCAACGCGGCGCGCTTCCAGTTTACCCCGCCGACGCCGGAGAGCCTCGCCAATGATCCGGGCTATCAGTTCCGTTTGCGCACGGGCCAGCAGGCTCTGGAGTCGAGTGCCGCGGCGCGGGGCGGGCTCTTGAGTGGCGGCGCGGCGCGGCGGCTGACCGAGTTTGGCCAGGAGCTGGGCTCGCAGGAGTATCAACAGGCCTACGGCCGCGCCTTGCAACAGAACCAGCTCGGCTATGGACGCGCCCTCGCCGGCAACGAACTGCGCTATAGCCGGGATCTGGCCGCCAATCAGGATCGGTACAACCGGGCGTTGACCCAGTGGCAGGCCGGGCAGGGCCTCAACCAGGCGCAGTATAACCGGCTGGCCGGGCTCTCGGGGGTCGGGCAACAGACCGGGCAGGCGTTGGGGCAGCTCGGCTCGCAGTACGCCCAGAACGCCGGCAACCTGGCGCTGCAACGCGGCAATGTGCTGGCGGCTGGGCAGGTAGGCGCCTCGAATGCGTGGGGCAGTGCGATCAATCAGGGGGTCAACACCATCGGCGGGCTTGCCGGCATGTATCAGCAACGGTTCGCGCCGCCTCCGCCGGCCCAGGTGGGGTATAACCCCAACAGCGCTCCCTACGACCCCTGGGAATTCATGGGCGAATAGCCGAGGAGCACCGTATGCCACTCGATCCACGTCTCGCGCTGATGGCCGGCCAGGGCGTGACCCCGATTGACCCGTTGGCCTTTCAGCGGGGCCAGCAGGCGGCCTTACAGCTCCAGTCCGCCCAGCGCCAGGGCCAGGTGGAACAGATGCAACTGGCCGAGGCGCAGCGCGAGGAACGTGAACGCGGCACCCTGGCGCAAGCCTTCCGGGGGGCGCTGGTGACGGACCCGGCCACCGGGGAGACCCGGGTGGATATGCCGCGGGCGTTTTCCGAGGCGTATCGCACCACGAGTGACCCGCTCACCGTGTTCAAGGCGCAGCAAGCCTACGAGAAGCAGCAGGCCGGCAGTGCCAAAGACACGCTGGAAGCCCGCAAAGTGCAGCTTGAAACGGCGCAGAAGCGCAACGACTATGTGTCGCAGCTCGCCAATGGGCTGCTGGCGGTCGAAGAGCAAGGCGGCGACGTGCAGACGGCGTATCAGCAGACGATGCGGCAAGCGGCCCAGGATCTGGGGGTGCCGCAGATTCCGGGCATGCCGCCGACGTATGACCGCAGTGTCGTGCTCCAGCTGGCGGCGCAGGGGCAAACGTATAACGAGGGCATCAAGAATCAACTGGATCGGACCAACCAGCAACTGCGGGAGTATGAAATCGCCAACACGACGCAGCGCACCGCGTTGGAAAGACGGCGCCTGGATCTCCAGGAGCGGAAAGACCTGCGGGAGGCGGCCAAGCCTGACGTGTCTCCCGGGCAGAAACTCCAGGATGCCCTGTTAGCCCGGTATGGCTCACGACCAGCGGGGCAGGGCTATACGCAGGCAGAGATGAGCCAGGCGGCGGCGGACGTGGTGGCCAATGAACGCGCGGTCTCCGGGGCGCAGGGAGCCGAGGCAGCCCGCATTGCCCGCACGGACAAGCCGTTAGAGGGCGAGGCCGCCAAAGCGGTGGCGGAACTCGATACGTTGCAAAAGATGACCGATGACGTGACCGATCTCTTCCAGCCGGGCTATACCGGCCAATGGGAAGGGCGGTGGGGGGCGGTCAAGCAGTGGGCCGGCAATGCGTCAAGGCGCGAGGTGGTGTTTCGGCGCATTGTGCAGGACATGAAAGATCAACTGTTGCGGGCCAGGTCGGGCGCCGCGATTACCCAGCAAGAGTATGAACGACTCAGTCAGATTGTCCCCAACGTGACGGATGCGGACGAGACATTTCAGGCGAAGCTGCTGGGGTTTCGGCGGGCGCTGGACCAGACGAAACAGTCACGCCTGGAAGCGGCCACGACGGGGCGTGGGCCACTCAGGGAGCAGCAACCAGGCGTCACGCCGTTGCCGGGCAGCGGCGGCGCCAGCGGGGCGGGGAGTCCGCCGCTCCCGACCACGAAACAGGACGCCTTGCGGGAAATTGCCGACATTGAACGCCAACTGCAAGGGCAATAATCCATGGCCGATGTGTACGCCCAGCTCGACCCTACGCTGGGGGAGAAAGCCCGGCAGTTCGAACGGCTTGCGGCCCAGGAAGGCATTCCGGTACGCATCACCACGGGGTACCGTTCGCCCGAGGAGCAGGCACGGCTCTATGCCCAGGGGCGGAGTGCGCCGGGCAAGATCGTGACCTATGCCAAACCAGGGGCCTCGCGGCATCAGCTCGGCACAGCGCTTGACCTGGTGCCCTTGAAAGACGGCCAGCCCGATTGGAACAGCCCGCATTGGGAGCGGCTGGGCGCACTCGGGGAATCTCTGGGGTTGCGCTGGGGGGGCCGTTTTACACGCTTGAAAGACCGGCCACATTTTGAGTTGGCTTCCACAGCGGAGAATCGACCAGTGCCCGGCGCTGGAGGGAACCAGCGGGCCTTAATAACTCGGCTGATTCAACTCCATGCCGTGGCTGAGGGCGTGGATCCCGATCTGGCGGTGGCGGTGGCCACGCAGGAATCGAGCCTGGATCCCGGCAAGGTGGGCGACAACGGCAAGAGTCTGGGACTGTTTCAACTCCAGGAAGCGGCCGCGATCGATGCCGGGATTGATCCGCGCCGCCGTGGCAACATTCGCGAGAATGTGCGCGGCGGGGTGCGCTATCTCAAACAAGGGCTGGAGCGTTTTGGGGGGAATACCAGAGCGGCACTTGAGCAGCACTACAACCGGGGGGGTGATCCCGACTATTACGCGCATGTGATGCAGTATTATCCCGGAAGCCAGCCTGCTCCTGCCTCGCGTCCTGGCTCTCGTCCTGGGCTGCTGTCGCGGGTGATCGGAGCGGTCAGCCCGGCAAGCGCAGAAGCGGCTTCTCCCCCTGCGCCCTCTGGATCGGAAAGGCGAGGAGAGCTTATGCCCGCATCCCCTGTGAGTGCACCGGATCGGCAGGCCCTTGAACAGCGGTTGCAGCACCTCAAATCCTTACTTCCCAGTCTGCCTGATGCGCCGAGTGCCACACCAGCACCTCCCCCCAGTGCCCCGCCAGCGGCGGCCGCGGCACCCGTGGCGGGCCCGCCGACCGCCGCGACCCAGATGCAGATGCTGGAGCAGCAGGAACAGGGCCGCCTCGCCGCCGAACGGACGGTGGGCAGTCCCACCCGGCCGGCGCCGACCCTGGCCGAACTGGGTCGGGGCGCGGCGGCGACCGGGATCAGTGCCACGGGCGCGATGCTGGGCACCGCGGCGGGCACGCTCGCCGCGCCCTTTTTCGGCCCGGCGGCGCCGGCTATCCCGCTGGTGGGCGAGATGGCCGGGAGTTATCTGGCGCGTCAGGCCAATGTGGCGTTGGGACTCGAAGACCCAGGAACGCTTGGGGATGTGCTCAGTGTCGCCACGCCGGGCATCTTTGGTCTGCGGGGCGTGGTACGCGGCTTGCGGCAAGCGCCTGGTCCCAATATTCCCATGGTCCCCCGTGGGCGGGAGCAGATGGCCGCTGAAGCGCAAGCCGCGGGGGTGCCGCTGAGCTATGGCGAAATGACCAATCAACCGCTCGTCAAACGCGCGGAGACCGCCTTAGAACAGGTGCCCTTCGTGGGGACGTCTGGCGCACGACGCCGGCAACAAGAGGCGGTGACGCAGGCGGCGACTGCCGAAGCAACGTGGTTGCGGGAGCAAATGGTCCAGACCCCTTGGCGCGGGCTGGCGGAGGTGCAGCAGGCCGCGCAGCAAGGGAACCGCCAGGCGCAACAGGTCCTTGATGACCTCAACCGTGCGGGGGAGGATTGGCCCCGCATCGTGCAGGCCAGTGGCAATTTGCGGGCCTACCGTGCCAGACAAGTCGCCAATCGGCTCTATAACCGGGTAGAGCAACTGACCCAGGGGATGGGGTATATCGAGCCCGCACGCAGTACCCAGGTGCTTGATACGGTGATTCAGGAACTCGATACCGCCGTGGTGCCTGACCCTGGCACCCAGCGCCTGTTTGAGCAGATGCGGGAACGCCTCCTGGCGCAACCACGGACGTATCAACAGATGCGCCAATTTGATAGTGACGTGGGGGATATGGTCCGCGATTATTATCAGGGCACAAATGCCGTGGTGGGCGCCAAAGGCGTGGGCAGTGTGACCCGGCTGCGGGCGGCGATCCGGGAAGACATGGATACGTTTGCCCTCCAGAGTGGTGTACCAGAAGTGCAAGAAGCGGTACGGCGGGCCAATCGGTTTTACCAGCGGACGGTGATCCCGTATGAAGATAAGGCCTTAGCGCAGGCTCTCGCCAGCGAGACCCCCGATGAAATTTATCGCGCCTTTATCCAACGGGGACACCGCGACCGGGCGCAGAACTTTTACACGGCCCTCGATCAGCGGGGCCGGGCCGCGGTGCAGTATGGCATGGTCAGTGAGGCCATGGAGAAGGCCATGCAGCCCACGACCGGGCTGTTCAGTCCGGCCAAGTTTGCCGGGGAACTGGAACGCATTCGCGAGGCACGCGGCGTGTTCTTTCGGGGCCAGGACGCCTGGCAACTCGACGGCTTGACCCGCGTGATGCGGGCTGCAGAACGGGCCGGACAATTTGCGGAGAATCCCCCGACGGGACAGCGCGTCATTCCGTGGCTCATTCTGGGCGGCGCGGGCGCCGGGGCGGCCATGGCGCCCGGCGCGCTGGCAGGCACAGCGGCGGCCACGCGAGGGCTGTCCTGGCTTCTCACCTCGCCAGCAGGCAGCCGCTTACTGCTCCGTGCGCATCGCGTTGGGCAGGAGACGCTGGCGATGCAGAATATTCTCCGGGAGATTGGCGTGCAGGGTGCCCGGGTGCTGGCGACCGAAGGCGGGGAAGGCGTGCAGGAGGGCACTCAGGTACAGGTGGAACCGGGCCGAGTCACGCGTTAAGGGACATAGCCTGCAGCGCGTTGCCGAGCCAACTCCTTTTCCATAATACGGAGCCGAGTGGGGCCATACTTCTGGAGCATGCTCGTCCGCACCATGCGGGCGATCTTTTCAGGGTCTGGAGGCGGCGGCGGCGAGAGGCGTTGGGACGTGCTCTCCCAGATGCCATAGAGGGCAGCGCTGAGGAGAGCGATGCAGAGAAACGACAGATCAATACACATGAGGCGACTCCTTCTAGCGCCGGTGCAGGTCGCGCACCATGGCGGCGATGTGTTCGGCGATCTGGGTAATGCGTTCCGCACTGGCTTCGATGCGTTCCAGGCTGGCGTGTTGTTCCCGCAAGCCCCGGTTCATATAGCGCACCATCAGGAAAAAGTAGACGAACGTGAGCAGCAGACTCAGGATGGTCAACCCGAGATTGGCGGCCATCACGTGGAGCAAGAGTTGGAGAATCTGGGTATCCATCCTGGCCTCCTTAGCGCCGTGGCACCAGATAGCCCGCGTCGTACGGCGACGTGGGCAGCGGCGTGTACGGCGTGAGCGGCTGGTGCGTGCCGTACTGGCCGGTATACGGGTTGACGTTGCCCCTGGTACTCCAGTTGTTGGAGGGGTTGCCATCGGGGTATGTCCGATAATGCGGCTGCACATACGTGCCATCCCGACGGGTGTAGCCGTTGACGTGCACCTGAGCAGCGACAGTGCTGGCCAGGGCAGTGAGGACGACGAGCGAGAGGACGAGACGACGGATCATGTTACGACTCCTTGGCGATCGCCTGCGATTGCACCCGGGTCCATTCCATGGTCAGGAGGCGTTGCAGAATCGCGTATTGTTTTTCGCCGGTCGTGGCTGCGATCAGTCGCAAGAGCCGTAAGGCGTCCGGCTTGATTTTCATATTGACGAGCTTGGCATCCATATCAACCTCCTCAGAGGGTATTTTACCCTATAGCAGTATACATCGGCAAGTCTGAGGAAACCTTGAGGACTTTTTTCTATGCCTGCATCAGGAACACTCGGAATTTACCCACGTTTTAGGGCAGACGACCGTGATGGAAACCCGCTTGAAGGTGGTAAGTTATACTCATTTTTATCTGGTACTTCTACTCCTTTAGCACTATATCATGACGCCCAGCTCACCAGCGAGTGGGAGAATCCTTTAGTGCTCGACTCCTCTGGGGAGGCCACCTATTTTTACGGTCCTGCTACGTATCGCCTCGCCCTCCATGACGCCGCCGACGTGCCGCTGTGGGTGATTGACCCGGTGACCGGCACCGGGGGCGGCAGTGCCGGCGCCAGTGCCGGCGTCGGCTGGGGCCAGAACACGGTGGAGCTGCGTCCGGCCAACGGCGCCGCACAGGCTGCCGCGAGTGTGTTTCCCCCCGACGTGCTGGCCATTGGCCTCACCCTGTGGATTAGCGAGACGTTTGGCGTCAGTCGCGGGCTCCAACAGGTCGGGATTGGCACCGCGCTCCAGCCCGACCAGTGGGGCGTTCTGCCCACCCTCACGGCGGCGACCGACACCACCGCGGGCGCCTTTCAGGCGTACAGCGGCCAGCCTCAGCCCACGCCCGGCCTGGTGACGCTCACCGCCTATGGGGGGCTGTTTGACGGGGCCGGGGCGGTCTATCTCACCGGGCATTTTTTGACCCTCACCCCGAGTCAGCAGCTCGGCAGTAGTTATGTGCCGCCGGCGGGCGGCGTGGTGCAGCCCCTGCCCCCGGCGACGGTGGACAGTCCCGGCCTGGTCGAACTGGCCACCGTGCCCGAACACCTGGACGGGCTGCGCGGCGATGTGGTCTGTACCCCGGAGGGGTTGCAGGCCAGGTGGGACACCCTGCCAGTCATCTCGCCCGCCAGTGAACTCACCGTCGGGATCACGCGCTATGGCACCGACGCCGAGACCGTGACCGGCACGCTGCGCACCGTCGCCACCCATCCGGCCGGGGTGAAAACCGCCATCAATGACGCCATCAGCGCCTCGGGCGCCACCACCACCACCGGGCTCTGGCGCTTTGAAACCGCCGTAAGCGGCGCGCCGGCCAGCGGCGATGTGGCGCTCAACCAGACGGATTACGCGCTGGCCACCGAGGTCAGGATCCACAAGACCTCCTCCGGCGGCACCGACACCAGCGCCGTCCTGGCCGGCCTCTTGCCGGGCGATGGCATCTATATTCAGGACCGGAACGACTCGACCCGCCGGGCCAGGTATAGCGTCACTGCGGCCGGCGTGGACCAGGGCACCTGGGTGAGCTTTGCGGTGTCCAACGTGGCGGTAGGCACCGTGGCCCTGGGCAATAACCAGGAAGTCACCGTCACCTTCACCATCGCCACCAGCCTGCCCCCGGCCACGGAGACGCAGGCGGGGATCACGCGCTACGCCACCGCGGCGGAAACCACCGCCGGCAGTGTCGCCACGGCGGCGGTGACGCCGGCGGGGCTGGCGGCGCGGGTGCCGGCCGGCACGGCGCTCAGTGTGGCGCGCTATGCCGCCGGGGGCACGACCCTGGAAGCCAGCCCCACCGTGGTCATTGACGCTAGCGGCCGCCTCGGGGTCGGGACCGCCGCGCCGACCAGCGGCCTGCACCTCCAGGGCGAGACGAACCCGGCCTACATTGCGACGATCACCGCCTACACGGCGACGGCCAACGCGCCGATTCTCGCGATGCAACATGCCGGGGGCACGCCGGGCAGTCCCGCCGTGGTGGCCAGCGGCGCCCGCAGTCTCAATGTCTCCGGGAGCGTCTGGGCCCGGGATGCGGGCGATACCACGCACACCTTTGTTGGGGCCGCGCAGGTGCTCTCAGGGGTTGAGAGCGTCGATGCGCAGGGGCGCATTGGCGCCCATCTGGCCTTCTACACCGCGCCCGGCGGCTCCGCCGCGATCACCGAAAAGTTGCGCTTGACCCAGGCGGGCAACCTGCACGTCGGCGCCAGTGCCGGCACCAATGCGAGTCGCGTCCTGGCCCTGGGCAGTGGGACGGACCCGACGGCCGCCCATCCCGCCGATGCGGTGCAGCTGTGGGTGCGCGATCGCGCCGCGATCGCCGGCAAGGGCAGCCTGCTGCTGCGGGCCGAGGACGGGACCCCGCACCTGCTGGGCGATCTCACCGGCCATGGGACCCTGCTGGAGGCGACGCTGGGCAGTGGGGCCAGCTATCAGGCGCTGAACGTCAAGGGCTCGACGCTCTACGTCGGCCAATCCAGTGTGCAGGAGCGCGCCGTCGCGGGGGTGACTGCGAGTTTCGTGAGTAGTACGGATGCGACCCGCACCGGGCGCCTCACCGTGAGCGCCTACGATGCCACGGCGGCCCGCGAAGGGCTGCGCGTGGAGGCGGACGGCAGCGCGGCGCGGATCGGGTTTCTGGGGGCGCTCGCCGTGGCGCGGCAGACGGTGCCGGCGGCGGCGAGCGACGCCACCACGACGCAGGCGCTGGCCAATAGCCTGCGCACGGCCCTGGTGAATTTGGGATTGTGTGTCTAACGTGACGTCCTCAATGCGGTGTGCGTCACCGGGCACACGACCGTGCTGTAGACCTTGAAACAGGAGGAGGCCCGCCCGATGCCCAGTTTTCCGGCGCTGAGCGATCTGACTGCCACCACGCAGGCGCAGTGGGGCGCCTATAGCACCGGCTACCTGTGCGGAGCGCAGACCGGCGTGGTCAGTGCGAGTAGCGGAACCACCGTCACCGTCAGCCCCGGGGCGGCCTTTGCGCCGGCGCCCGACAGCCCGACGCGCCTGGTGGGGTTTGGCGAGGAGGTGCCGCGGGCCCTGACCACGCCGGGCGAGGGCACGTCCTGGCTGGCCGGACGGGTGAGCCCGGCCTGCGCCCTGGCGGGCTGGACCGGCGTGCCGGGGACGCACTACGCCTGGCTCACGCACCTGGCCCGCCCCGCCGTGCCCCCCGGGGGGGTGCTGCTGGCGCAGGTGACCGTGAGTGGCGGGGCCGTGACCACGGTGGTCGATTATGCCTGCCGGCGGCTCACCGGCCAGGAGGTCCTCAGTGCGCCCCGCACGGTGCACAGCAGTGCCCTGTGGGTGGTCGAGCCGGGGGCGCGGCTGCAGGTGGGCAGCGGCGTGACCTTCCTGTTTGGCGGCCAGCTGGTGGCGGGCCGCTATGCGATTTTTGACCAGAGCAGTGGCGGCACCTTCAGCTTTGCGCGCGGCGCGGTGGTCTTCCCGGAATGGTGGGGGGCGGTCACCGATGACCCCACGGTCGATAGTGCGCCGGCGCTGCAGTCCGCCCTCAGTCTGCGCGATGACATGGTGGTCGATTGTGCCCAGGGGGTCTATACGCTGGCCTCGCAGGTGACCGTGCCGCACCTCCAGGGCTGGATCCTCCAGGGCCAGGGCAAGATGGTGACCACCTTCCGCAGGGCCCCGGGCTACGTGGGCCCGCTGCTCAGCATTGGCTCGATCATGCCGCTGATCACCACCGGCGATGTGCAGATCAAAGACCTGGGGTTCGATGGGATCGACAAAGCGGTGGGGGTGATCGGCATCGAGGCCACCCAGATGACGCGCTCCAAATACTCGCGGCTGCATTTTACGCAATGCGACGTGGGACTCAAAGAGCATTTCACCGTGACGCAGCTCTATGAACTCCTGACCTTTCAGGAAAACCGCATCGGCTACCTGCTGATCAACCAGGACCAGGGCGCGACCATGCACACCTGGATCGGCGGGCGCTTTAGCGCCAACCTGCTGTGTGGCCACAGCATTGACGGCACCGCCGGGACGGGGCTGATTCGCCGCCTGACGTTTTATGGCACGGTGTTCGAGGCCAATGACGCGCTGGTGCCGGCGGGGGATAATGTCGGCCTGTCGATCAAGCGGGCGTTTGCCATCCAGTGTATCAACTGCTGGTTCGAGGGCAACGCCACGCACGTGTATTTGAATAATGCCGGGGCCGAGGCCTCCAACCCCATGCGCTATATCGAGTTTCGGCACTGCCAGTTCTCGCCGCGCAATATCAACGCGGTGAGCCCGAATAGCTTCCTGTGGGAGGAGGGGATTTCCGGCGATGGGCAGGGCTCCCTCCTCGAAAACTGCTTCATGCGCGATGGGGTCTATCAGTTCAATCAGAATATCGTGGTGCCCGTCATCGGCTCGACGCTCAACCCCGTGGCCAGCCTGGCGGGGAATTTCGTCAAAGATGACTTCTTGAACCGGACACGCACCCGCACGCGCGATCCCGCCGCGACTGGCCCGTGGGTGCCCGAGCTGGTGCGGCGCGAGTTTGGGCCGTATAACGTGGATTTTACGCAGCGCTACGTCAGTATTACGACCACCAGTGATGTGAACCTGGCGATCGACCTGTTTGACCTGGAGGTCTTCCTCCCCAACGACGGCACCCTGGCCATCTGGGTCTATATGGTCGGCACGCAGGCGGATGCGACCCAGTATGCAACCTATTCGTATGTGGGGATCTTCCAGATGCTGGGGGGGGTGGTGGCGGATCCCTTTTTCGAGGCGGAGCTGCATCCCCCGATCGAAACCGCCGGCGCCACGGCCTGGAACGCCGGCTTTATCCTCGATGCCGGGGTGGTCAAAGTGGTGGTGAAGGGCGCCCCGGCGCCGACGGAGGTCTACTGGGCGGGGTATCTGCGCGCCACGCGCACGCTGTTTACGCCCACGGCGCCCCTGGAGGCGCCGTGGGAAACGGTCGGGGAGTGGCGCCTGCACGACGTCTGAAGGAGGGCTCCCAGTGGCGTTGCCCGCCCCGGAGCATGCACGTGGCTGGCTCGGCATCCTGCTCTACGTCGTCGAGCGCGGCGGGCCAATTACCCTCTTGTTCACACTGCTGTTTGCCGGGATGGGCATCTGGGGCCTGACCCGCGAGGTGCAGCGCGTGCACCGCGTCAATACCATCCTGTGGACGCAGCTCCTCGAGGCCCAGCAGGCGCACCTCGAGCTGGCCGCCCGCTGTAAACCGCTGGACGCGAGATAAGGAGAAGAATGCACAATGCAGAATGGAAAATTGAGAATTATAAGAGCCTTCTTCCGCCATTCTCCATTCTCCATTGTCCATTCTCCATTCTTCTGCCTCCTGCTTCTCCTGCCGCGCCTGCTGCTGGCCGCTCCCTGTACCCACTACGCGGCTCCTGGTGGGACAGGCAGCGGAACATCCGTGACCCAGCCCTTCACCATCAGCGCCTTCTGGGCCGTGGCCCAGCCCGGCAGTGTGCTGTGTCTGGTCGATGGCGTGTACACCGGCAGTGCCAATATGCTCGATGCCCCGGCCACGCTGGCCGGCACGGCCGCGCAGCCCATCACCATCCGGGCGCTCACCGACGGGCTGGTGACCATCGATGGTGAAGATCAGCGCCGGCCCGCCGACCTCGAAGGCGCCTACGGTGTGCTGGAGGGCATCAACGTCACGCGCGGCGACAACAGCAACCTGGCCCTGCGGGGCTCGGACTGGATCGTGCGCCGGGTCGTCTCCTGGGATGTGGGGCACGACGGGGATACCAATATTCGCGTCGAAGGGCACCGCAACCTGCTGGAAGACTGTGCCGCCTTTGGTCCCGCGCGCAAGCAGATCGCCGCCGGGGCGGGGGGCGCCGGACGGCGCTTCAACACCATCCGCCGCTGCTGGACGCGCTGGGAGGCCAATCTGCATCAGACCAGCAACCCGACGGTGTCGCTGGAAATCGGCTACGGGCAAGACACCGTCTGGGCGGAAAATATGCTGAGCACGTGGGACACGTTGGGACGCATTACCGAGCCGGAAGGCGTGCTGGAACTGTTTGCAACGCAGGACTCGACGCTGCTGGCGTCCATCTTCTATGTGCCCCCAGGAGCCACCTATCACCCCGCCGCGGTGGTGTTTGCCACCAGTGACGCGGGCAGCCACTGGCAGCAAGGCGACTACCACCCCACCAGTGGCGTCCGGATCGCCCAGCTCGTCATCTGGCTCCCCCCCGAGCTGGCCGCCAAAGACAGCGCCCGCTTCAGCGTGGCGACGAGTGGCCCCGCCGGCGGGCCGAACTGGGTCACGGACCTGACCGCGATCGGCGGCACGCCGCCCACCTTCACGAGCAATTGGACCCCGAGCGCCATCCGGCACGGCGCCACGCTGGCCGCGGCGACCGGCGGGGGGGTGCTGTGGGAGCAGTACGCCGGCCTGTGCCGGCAGGTGGTGGCCGGGCAGCTCACCAGCACGCCGCTCTGGCCCTGGCCGATGAACGCCCGCATCGTGGCGGCCATGCAGCAGGCCGGGGTGCCCCCGGTCGATGTGACCGCCCAGATGGAAGCCCTTCTGGGCCCCATCCCGCCGGCGTGTCGCCCCGGCACCCCGCCGCAGCCCTCGCCGGCCGTGGTGCTCGAATACGCGCTCGATGGCGGGCAGACGTGGCAGCCCGCGGCGACCCTGCCGGCGGTGCCGCCAGCGCTCTGTCTGCGGCTCACCGAGGGCCCCTGGACCAGTACGCGGCTGTG